TGCTCAATCTCAGCCTCCAGCGCGTCCAGAATGGCAGCCGCCATGCGGTCAGCCGCCGCCGCCTTCGCCGCCGCCCTTGCCGCCGCCCTTGCCGCCGCCATCGCCGCCCTTGCCGCCGCCCTCGCCGCCCACGCCGCCGCATTCGCCTCCCACGCCGCCGCCGCCGCATTCGCCACCGCCGCCGCCGCCCACGCCGCCGCCGCCGCCCTCGCCGCCCACGCCGCCGCCGCCGCATTCGCCGCCGCTGTCACCACCCTCCACTCATCAGTAGACGGCTCGTCGCCTGCAATAGCGCGGTCAAGCAGTACTATCACGTCGCGACAGGCGGCGAGCGCCGCAGCCTGGTCCGTATGACGCATGGCTTCCTCAACAGCGATCCGACACCACGTCGCTTGTAGACGGCGCGACCACGTCGCGGGCGTGGTCTTGTCAATAAGCGCGCCCAGGCGGCGCATGATGCCGGGCCATGCTTCGGCTGACGGCGCGTCGTCCAGCCAAGGCATCATTTCTGCCGCCCACGACGGCATCAGCGTCGCAGGGCAGGCGTCTGCGCTTTCCGCGTCCCCCACCTCGCGCGACATCCATGCGAGCGCGCAGGCCATCTCGCGGCCATCCGCGGATCGGCCAGTCCAAGAGCCGCGCAATAGCGCGCCTTGATCAAGCGCCGCCACAAGGCGGGCTCCGGGGGTGGGTATTGTCCAGAGGTCAGTCACAATGATCCTCCATCGCCTGCCGCGCGATCTCGCGCGCGCGCTCCAAGTTGCCGTCCGGACCTTCAGCCCACTTGGTGGTTAGCTCTGCGATGCGGCGCAGGGCTGCGCGCAGGCGCTGGTTGTCTGCTGCCACCGCCAGCACGTCCGTAGCCAGCCGATATTCGCGTATGCGTGCGCGAACCTTGTCTGTGGTCATTGTCTGCCCTCCCTCTCAGCGTCCCGCCGGATACGCTCCGCAATCTCGTGCAGCTCGTGCGCGTGCGCGAGTTGCCCGTCCTCCGCAGCCTCAAAGGAGGCGAAGTCGATCTGGGCGGCGATCCTGTAGAATTCGTCGAGGGTCATGTCCCAAACCTTTCGGAAAGCGCATGCTGAATTGCGTTCATTATGATGGGGTGATCATACTGATAGTTTTTATCTTCATGGCCTTTGGCATTCGAAATTTGGGCGCAGCATTTTAATCGCGCGGCCCTGCCGTTGAATTCAAAACCAGCAGTTTCACAGTCTGGGCAGACACAAAACATATACCCGTAATCTGCTCCAACATCGTCATTATCTCCTTTGCCCCACAAGCATTCTATTTCACCAGCAATGCCAGTGTTTTCTACTATGTTAAGATATGCTTCTAGAGACGGAAGCTTTGTAAGCCTGTGACTTGAGGGCAGATATTCAGCAAGCTTTCCAAGCTTATCGTCATCGTTCCATTCAGCTGGTTTGATTTCTACCCACAAAGGTTCATATTTTCCATGGTGCTTTACAGACAATTTAAAGTCTGGAAGATATCTCACCCCATTCATTTCAATGCCTTCTGGTTCGTATTCGTATTGAATTTCCAAGCATTTGAAAAACACAGCCCATCGCGCTTCTGCACGCGAGCGAAAAAGCCTTTTATCGTATGCTGTTTGAATGGCGCGGATCTTCACGGTTCTCTCTCCATCCTCGTCACCAATCCAATTACTGCGGCGTCCACCGCGCCAAGCACGAGGGTGCCGCAGAACTCTCCCCATTCGTCTGTCGTCAGCGTGGCAAGGTCTGTTTTGCCAATGCGCTCCAGCACGCTGGCGGCCTTGCTGCCGCCAATGGCGACCGCTTCGGCGTCGATGGTGAATATGGGGTAAGTGATCATTTCAGCGTTCTCCCATGATCGATTTAATGGCCTCTTGTGCGGCTGTCAATCCGTGCGCGACGATGACGATGTGGCCAAGGCTGCGTAGGTACGCGTGCCAATCTGCCTGCAGTTCGCTGGTCACGCCGCCGTCAGCGCGCTTCATCTCAATCCAGATCAGCCAGGCGGGAATGAAGAGGTCAGGCACGCCGGCAGAGACACCTTCCGCCTTGAGCCTTGCTCCTGTCGTGCGCGATCGCGCTTCGCCGTTCGGGATCGCGAAGATCCGCACGGGCCGGTAAGTCTGGCGGAACCAGCTCACGAACTCGCGCTGTTCGACGTGCTCAGAACGCCCGCGAGACGATCCGGTAGAACTTGCCCTCGCGCCGATAGGTGATCGAGCGCGGCGGCGGCGCGTACTCAAGGATGCTGATGTCGTTCTGCTGGAGGCCATCCATTGATATCCTTAATGCGTTGGTGATCTGGCGCAGGTTTTCGGTCGCCCGGTAGGTCGCTGCGCCGCCGTGCCAGATCGTGAAATACTCAATCGGCACTTCGTCCATCAGCCCTGTCGGGTAATACCGCACCCGCAACATCGGCTGACCGCTGGCGCTGGTATGCACGTCCCATCGCCACGCGCGCACCTGCATTTCTTGCGGGTCCATCTCGTCCGACATGATCGCGCCGTCGTGGCGCTCCAGCTTCGGCGGCTTGGGCGGCGGAAACTTATCACCGCACTGCTGGCATTCCCTCACCGCCGTGTAACACAACGTGTTGCACGCAGGGCAGACCTTCACCGGCGCTTCGCCGGTACCGCCTTTAGGTTTCTTCACTTCCGGCCTGTCGAAGAAACCGTGCGTGTACGTCAGGCCCGCAAAATCGAGAACGAGGCAGTCCTTAATGTGTTCCTTTAACCGCGTTCCGCGCCCGAGCATCTGGACGTAGAGCGACGTCGACATCGTCGGTCGACAGGCGGCGATGAGGTCCACGTTCGGCGCGTCGAAGCCAGTCGTCAGCACATTGGCGTTTGTCAACGCCGTGATCTCGCCAGCGCGGAAAGCGCGGATTAGTTCCGCCCGCTCTTCGGCTGGTGTTTCGCCGACGATAGTTCCGGCGCTGACGCCGAGAGCGCGAAGGCTTCCGGCCATTGCGTAAGCGTGATCGACGCCGACGCAGAATATCAGCCATGACCGACGATCGCCCGCGTGCTGAAGAATTTCTTCCGCCACCGACTCGTTTAGCTCAGTCCGGTTAAGCGCTTCGTTCAAGTCGGCCTCGACGTATTCGCCGCCGCGTTTCTTAACGTTGCTCAGATCATACTTGACCGCCGTCGCCAAAGAGCGCAACGGCGAAAGGTAACCCTGGCGCACAAGGTCTATTACGCCAATCGGCTCAATCAGGTCTGAGAAGAGCGCAGGCTTGTCTGTAATGTAGCCATGCCCCAGCCTGTACGGCGTCGCCGTCAGGCCAATGACGCGCATAGCGGGGTTCAGCGCGCGCAGATAGTCAATCAGCTTGCGATAACCGCCTTCCTCCGTGTGGCTGATCCGGTGCGCCTCGTCGACGATCACGAGATCGACAATGCCAAGCATTTCCGGCTTTCGCGCGACCGACTGAATGCCGGCGAAAGTGATCGGCTGGCCCGCCTGGCGCTGGCGAAGGCCGGCGCTGTATATGCCAAGCGGCGCGTCTGGCCAATGCTGGCGCATCTTGGCGGCGTTCTGTTCGATCAGCTCCTTGACGTGCGTCAGCATGAGGATGCGCTGGTCAGGCCACGTTGAGACGATCCACTTACACCATTCCGCAATGACGTGGCTTTTGCCCGATCCGGTCGGCAACACAAGGCACGGATCGCCTGCGTTTGGCTGATCGAAGTACGCCGCCAGCATATCAATGGCGCGCTGTTGGTAGTCGCGTAGCATCAGAAGGGCGCTCCGTAGAGGACCAGCGCGGTGGATGGCACGCCGCCCTCGCCATTGGTCGTCGCGATGCCTTCGATCACATACACGCCAGACAAGCCGTCCGGGCTGTCACGCATGGGCCACGGCACAAGGTCAGGATGCAGGACATGGCGCGGGCATCCCTCGCGCTGGGCGTCTAGCGGTATCTCGCTGTCCCATGCCGCGCAGTGGCTGGTGGAGTTCTCACGCGCCGTGTAATGCGCGCAGGTGCGGCAGTTGACCTCCTGGGTTAGCTTGGTGTCGTGGCAGAAAAGCTTAGCCGGACACATCTTGCATTGGTACCAGGCCGGGCTTGCGCCCGCGACGGGTTCAGGCATGCGATCGGCCTGAGTAATGCGCCAGCCGCGCTGCACGGCGGCTTCGGCTGCGGCGCTGTCGACGTGCACGCGCTCGATGTAGAGCCGATCGTCGTCCTTGCAGACCGCGACGTAAAGGGCGCGCGTCAAGCCCATGCCGACCATGTAGACCTGCATCTGCACCCAGTGCTGAGGTTTGGCTTTCTGCACTCCGTCCTTCTCCAGCTCATTGAAGGACCGCGCATTGTGGGTCTTGATTTCCAGCAGATGCGGCGTCTTCGGCGCTTCCGGCACGCCTTCGGCAATGCCGTCGATGGATCCTGAGACATGCGCGCCAAAGTCTACCCGGCTTTGCTCGCCGCTGACCTGCACGCCAGCGAGGCGCAGATCAGCGATGACCGTTTCCTCTTCGCGCTGGCCGCGCCGGAACAGGCGCAGCATGCGGCCTTCGTGGTGCTCTCTCACGGCCCACCGAAACGACAGCCATAGCCAGCGGTCGCACGGGTGTCCGAGCATCGATGCCCCAAGGTGCGGGCGGGGAGGTCCCGCCGCCGCAGCATGGGCATTGTCGATCAGGTGGACAAGATCATGCCGTGACGGCGGGAGCGGGCTCATTTCTTTGCCCACGGTGGCGCGGCGCGCTGGCCGATGCTAGACGCAGTCGCTACCGGTGGAACAGGCGGCCCTTTGATCGCATCGCTGGACACCTTCCAGGCCTTGACTTCGTTTCGGTCAGGGTATCGATCATCGCCCTTCTGAACGTCAATCTTAATCTGGCAGATACCGCCAATCAGTTCGTCCGTGTCGTGCAATTTCGGCAAACCGATCGCGCGCATAAGCTCGCTAAGTTGCTCCCGACCGATCTTTTCGGCCTGGGCATTCGGGTTGGACATGTTAAAGTTCGAGAACACGACCCGGCCCTGCTGCGTCGGGCCGATAATATCGTGCCGCACCGCGAGCCTTTGTCCGGTTCCGGCCTTTGTTTCTTT